AACAGGCTTACGAGGAAGCACTGGGGAAGCTCGATTATGTTACCCGTGAACAGCTCCGGCATGGCGACTGGACGATTACTGACAGCGGCGGGATATTCTTTGAACCTAAAATTTATTCAATAAAGAACCCCGATCTGCTGAAGAACCCCGATCTTTCTAAATGCGTCTGCTATGCTGCCTGCGACCCATCAGAGGGCGGGGCAGACTTTGCAGCCATTGGCGAGGTCCTGCGGTTCCCGGACGGGCGGCTGCTGGTGTGGTCCTGCGACTTGTCAGTTGACAACCAGAGCACGACTATCGGGAAGATAATCGAGCACCAGAAGATCTTTAATAATCGGGTCTTCTGGATCGAAGCCAACAGCCTGGGGCACGCCAAAGGCGCTGAGTGGATGGGCCTCTTTGAGAAGGACCTCCGAGAGCGCATGGTTGCAGAAGGCGTGACAGTTCCCTTCAAGTTTGTCTGGAATATCTCAAACAAGGAGGCCCGGATCAGGTCTCTTGAGCCCCATTATAGCAATGGCACGCTCCTCTTCCGGTCGGACTGGCAGAGGGTCTATCCCTCACTCATTCAGCAGCTCAAGTCATTCTGCCCAGGCAGCAAGATGCACGACGATGGGCCGGATATGCTAGAGATGGCTGTATCGAACATCCTCAACGAGAACAAGCCCATGCCCCGGCTGGTGATGCCCAGGGCCGCAGAGACTGTGACGCCTGCCTGGAAGATTAGCGGTTATGGAAGATAATTTTAGGCGAATTTGAAGACCGCCACTCGGCAAAACAAAAATTAGCTTGCAGATTGTCAAAAGGAGCCCTCACTTCATGCCCCCCTCCCTCGTCTCCCGCGCCCGAACGGCCATAGCTAAGGCCATCGCTCCGGCCCAGGTGGCCCGCCCCCACTACCCCAACCTCGCCGCCCCTCGCCGATACCCGGACTATAATGCCTCCCGGTCCTCGATCCTGGGAGACGAGCGCAACATGGGCCGCTCCGGCCTGAAATACTTCTATCCTGGCTGGATCAGGAATGAGCCCTTATCAGAGCTCCAGGGCACCAAGAAGTATCTCGTCTACCGTGAGATGGGCGACATGAACGGCTACTGTGCCGCCGCTCTGAACGCCTTTGCCATGTTCTTGAGAAGGGCCAAGTGGCGGGTGGATCCAGTCAACGACGAGAACAAGACCAACGGCTCGGCCCAGTTCCTTGAAGAGTGCATGGAAGACATGGAGCACTCCTGGAGCACCTTCATAGCCCAGGCCTCCCGGACTGTGCCTCAGATGGGCTTCTGCCCCTTCGAGATAGTCTACAAGCTCCGGAACGGCGAGAATGAAGACGACCCGCGCCTGGAATCCAAGCACGACGACGGCAAGATAGGCTGGCAGACGTTCGCCATAAGATCCCCCGAGACGGTCTTCCATTGGGTCTGGTATCCTGACGACCCTACAAGACTCCGGGGCCTGGTCCAGCTCACGCCCCCTGATTATCCTTCAGACCTCTTTATCCCTATAGAAAAGATCCTCCTGCTGAGGGCCGAGCCGGGCGAGGATAACCCTGAAGGCAGGTCTATCCTGCGCTCTAGCTACAAGCCTTTCATTGTCAGCCGGTTCATGGAAGACGCCCGGAACATCATCATCGAGCACGCCGGCACGGGCATACCCAAAGCCGAGCTGCCCCCCAGCATTACCAATCCATATTCAATCGATCCAGTCACCGGCCTGCCGGTCCTCGACGACGACGGCAACCCCATAGTTGATCCTGTCTCTCTGGCCACCCTTAACTCGGTCAAAGAATCCCTCATGAACATGAGGCTCAACGAGGAGCCCTATATTATAATTCCCTCTCAGTTCGACGAGAACGGCCACAAGCTCTTCGACATCTCCTTCATGACCAACAACGGCGGGTCGATGATAGGGGAGATCAACAACACCATCAAAGAAGAGGGCATGAAGATCCTGATGTCCTGCATGGCCGAGTTCCTGGCTCTGGGCACCAATGCCACAGGCGGCGGATCTTTCGCCCTGAGCCGAGACAAGACGGACAACTTCTCTTTAGCCATAACCTCGCTTCTAGACCTCTTCCAGGAGTCGATCAACAACCAGGCCGTCAAAAGGCTCTTCAAGCTTAACCCTGAGTTCGACCTGGAAGTCCTGCCTCGGATAGTCCACGACCCCATAGTGCCCATCAATATCAATGAGGTGGCTGCGGTCCTGTCTGGATTCAAGGGTATAGGCTGGGACCTCACCACAGAGGCCAACTCCGAGGAGATCAAGAACGCCATCCTGGAAGCGGTGGGCCTGCCCAAAGCAGCCAAGAAGGATGAGGCGAACGACGAAGGCGAGGCAAAGCCCGAGGCCAAGCCAGGAGAGGGCAAGCCCCCCGAAGAGCTGAAGATCCCGCCAGTGCCGGAGACAAAGGCCGTTAAGCCTGAACCTCTCACTGAGCCCGGAAAGGTGGGCAAGAAGGCCCCTTTCGTTAAGTGGGATGAATCAGAGCATCCCAGGGAAGACGACGGCAAGTTCACGGACGGCAGCGGTTCGGCCAGTTCGGCCAATGCCAAAACATCATCTGCTCCCACGATAACGTCTGATGATATTGGCGACGTGCTGGATGGTATCCGCTCTCGAACCTCGGACGAGTATTACAACCTGAGCGCGATCTACGACGCCGACGAAGCCGACCAGAAATATTTCATTGACACCACCAACGACATCCTTTCAAGAGTCCATTCAGAGATGTCTGGCCGAGGAGTCGAGTTCAATGAAAAATACCTAAAGCGGCAGATCTTGGGCAACAATCATCTTATGAATGGCGAGCCAGAAAAGCTCTGGCCGATCCCCGTCTATGTCAAAGCCAAAGGCGCAGGCGAGGGTGAATCAATCGGCCTCTTACTCTCGAAAGATGGTAAGTTCGAGATGTTCGAAGGCAACGAAGAAGCCGGAGAAGAGACCCTGGATCTGGTTAATGACCTGATGGGTGTTGGCGACAAGATGGTCACTGTTTATGCATCTCATACGCCTGACATAATTGAGCGCCTGAAGGCAGGTGACTTCCCAGAAGGCATTTTTGTTTCGCCATCTAAGGAATATGCATCTGGTTATTTTGCAGAAGATCGAGACTTGGTAAAAGTCAAGATCCCACTTAACCGGCTCAAGCAGAACTCAGAGTTTGATTGGCAAATTCGGCCAGCCAAACGATTGGAGTAATCAGATATGTGGACATGCGAAAAGGGCCATTGGCAGTTCGATGCCCGGCCCACCCCAAAACCCAAAAGAAAACCAAGAGCTAAACGACCAAAGCCTGAACAGACTGAGGGGGATGCATCCGGGCCCGCCCAAGATGCTCCTCCTCAATAAATTCCTCGATGGTGCTCTACTCACCGGCGTGGTGCCTCTGGTAGCACCTGAATCTTTCATGCATATAGATCTATATAGATTTTCGATACTATAAATATTTTATTCTTAATTCTGGCCGGAGTTAGTGAAAATGGATCTTACTGATGTTTCTGTCCCTCAGCTCGTAGGCTCGGGGGCCAACGACGACCTCCAGATAGCCCAGGCGAGGCTCACCGACGAGGCCAACGGCAACCGGGAGTACACCGAGGCCGCAGAGCGAGCCCAGGACCCGGAGCTGAAGAAGATGCTCCTGGAGCTGGCGGCGGATGAGCTGGGCCATGCCAAGAGGCTGACTGCATGGATCGAGGCGAACCAGCCTGCGGAGAAGGGCTTTTCTAAATCCCTCACCATCGAGATCGCCAAAGTCCAGGATAACGTGGTCTACGGCATAGTCCTCCACGCCAATAAGCCTGACCTTCAGGGGGATATCATGAGCCCCGACGATATCCGGAAGGCGATGCACGAGTTCATGGAAGAGTTCAGGACCATCAATAAGGACCACGCCGACGATATCAATGCCTGCCCAGTTGAGTGCTGGCAGGCCAAAGAGCCTGGCAAGATCGGCAACAGTGCATACGGCGAGGGTGATTGGCTCATGGGGACGAAGATTAATGATCCTGCGATCCTGGCAGACGTGCTGACGGGGAAATATAAGTCCTACTCAATCGAAGGGACGGGCCACAGGGAGCTTATTGAAGGGGTGGGCGCATGAAGAAAGCCAAGATAGTTCTTTGTCTTCGGCCCACCTTAGCGGGCTCGGTTGTCTGGGTTGATGGCTATGCGAAGCCCTGGTGTGCTATCGAGATGAGGATGGTCAAGGACAAGACCATTTTCAAGCTTACTCGGATGGTTGGGGATGATGGATATATTCATGATGACAGCGTTCCCACTGTCGAGGAGTTCGAGGCGGATCCACTTGTAGTTTTAACCCTTCCAGAGGGACTTGATCCGTTCCAGCTCTTCGGCATGTTTGCTCATGGATTCATGCGTGACTACACGAAGATAGAACCCGTGATCTCTCCATTGGGCGATCTGAAA